CACTTAAATCAAATGAAGTATTATTTGTACTATTTATTAAAGTTATACTTGATTCAAGAGTTGTTTGTTTTGGTTGAAAATTTGCAAATAGTGTTGAATTAATATTAAATACTATTTTTTTTTTAGATGGAATTAATATATCAACATCATTAGGATCATCTAATTTAAATAATAAATCTTGATATCCTAAAGCCTTTAAATAAATAAATAAAGCACTGGATCCAGTTAAAACTAAATTTGGATATACTCTACTAACCATATCATAAATACTTTTTATATGTGCTTCGAGTCTATTATTAGTTTGATCTATAGTTTCTATCATATTATATTTTATACGATATCGTCTGGATATACTCATATTATTAAATAATAGAATTTAACTAAATATTTTTATCTAATTAATTATAGATATTTAATGAATTATTATTGTTTTGTATGTAGAAAGAAATTTGAAACTTCTGATACATTATGGAGACATCAATTGAAACATAATACTATAAAAACTAATTCTTTAACAAATTATAATCAATCACAGAAACCAATTATAAAACAAAAAATAAGATTGGTTGTTGAAATTGATAATCTATTAAATTTAATTGAATTTAGTAAAAAAATAGATGTTGATTATTTGATTTCATCTGATATTGAATATAATATTGATCTTCAAATGTTAAAAAACTTGTTACCTGATATGATTAATCTAAATAATATGATTGGACAACAAAAGATTAAAGATCAAGTTGCTAATTTAATTTTATATTTTAGTCTTCATTTGAACAAGAAAGAAGATGATTTATTACATACTATAATTGATGGCGAACCTGGAACAGGTAAAACTGAATTTGCTCAAAAAATAGCAAAAATATATCTAAAAATGGGGGTGTTAAAAAGAGATATTTTTAAGAAAGTTAAACGATCAGATTTAATTGCCGGTTATTTAGGTCAAACTGCTTTGAAAACTAAAGACATATTAGATGAAGTTAAAGGTGGAGTATTATTTATTGATGAAGCATATTCATTGGGAAACAATAGTGGTAAAGATAGTGGAGATTCATATAGTAAAGAATGCATTGATTTATTAAATCAGTCTTTAACGGAAATGAGAGATAAACCAGATGATTATTTTATTATGATAGTTGCAGGTTATAAAGAAGACCTTAAAAAAAGTTTTTTTGGTGTTAATGATGGTTTAGAAAGACGATTTAGTATTAATTTTAGTATGGAATCTTATTCTTCTAGTGATTTAGTTAAAATATTTATTAAGAAAGTTAAAGATAATTACTGGGATATTTTAGAAAATGCTATTGATGAAAAATTTATAGAAGATAATAAACAATATTTTAAGTATCATGGAGGAGATATGGAATTATTATTCATGAAATGTAAAGTGGCACATTCAAAAAATTTAATAAGAGGTAAAAATGATAATAAATCAGTATTAAATAAAAATGATATACTAGATGGTATGAAAATATTTATTGAGAATTCAAATGTAAGAGAAAGACATGATGAAATAGATAATATAAAATTACATTCAATGTATACTTAAAAAATAAAGTATTTATAAAATAAATTTCTATATTTATATAATTTAAATATGTCTAATAATGGTTCAATTATGGAATTAGTTGCTAAAGGTAAGTTATCAGAAGAAATTATTAATATTGATAATAATAAATCAGTATTTGATTTTGATACAACTAAATCTAATAAATATGCTAAAGGTGATAATATTTTTTATGCTGAAGGTAAACCAAATTGGGGAAATACTGTAAGATATTATGTAGAAAAAAAAGGTGATATATTATTTGCTCTTTATTTAAAAGTAAATCTACCTAAATTATCAGTTAATAATTTAAATACACCTGTTCAACAAAATGAACGAGATCCCAATTCTAAATATAGAGTTAGATATACTGATTATATTGGTAATGTTTTAATTGAAAAAGCAAGTTTATATTTTAATGGTCAATTAATTGATGAATTGTATGGTGATTACATGCAACATTATACTGATTTATATATTAGTGATTGGAATCGAAAAGCTATGTTGGGATTAGACGATACTCTTAATAAACCAAATCTAAAGATTGATCCTGAATCAGTTTATATTCCTTTAAAATTTTGGTTTACTAATGATACTCAAAAACCATTACCAATTATTGCTATGCAAAATACTGAAATATATATTGATATAAAATTTAGGAATTTTAATGAATGTATAAATGTTTCTGAATATGATAATAATAATAATTTATTTACATCTAATTTTGTACATTCATTAGTACCTATTGAAGATGCTGTATTACAAGCTAATTTTTATTATTTAGATTTAGAAGAAAGAAAGTTGATGGCTACTAAAGATTGGGAAATATTGATTACACAATCACAATTAAGATCTAAAGAATTTAGTACTAATGCTAGTTTAGAAATAGACTTTAATCATGTTATTAAAGAGTTATTTTTTATAGTAAGATCAGCTAAAACTAAACAAAAAGGAGAATTTTTTAATTATTCTGGTAGATTAACTTATCCACCTTCTGAATTTATTAATTCTCCTGGTTTTGATTATAAATTTTGGACATTAGAACCTAAAAGACATCTTTTACATCGTGCAAGAATATTATTTAATGGAGTTGAAAGAATTGAATGGAGAGATGCTAAATATTTCTATTATGTTCAAAATCATGATAATTATCAGAATTGCTTATTATCTTATGTTTATGTATATGCATTCAATCTTGATCCAACACGCACCTATAGTAATAATGGATGTGATTTTTCAAGATTAGACAATGCTCAATTACAAGTAGAATCCAGACCCCAAACTATATTTTTAGGTGGTAACAATTATTATCCAACAGATGATACTTATGAACTTAAATGTTATGCTACTAATTATAATATTTTAGTTATTAAAGGAGGATTAGCTGGAGTAAAATATTCTAATTAAAATTATTTTTCTAAATAATTTTAATGTCAGTTCAAAATTTTGATAAATTATGGTGTGTTGTAGAATTGTATTCTCATATGGAAATTCCAATAAAAATGTATGAAGATGATTTGGTACCATTTGGTCATCTACCAGATTTTTTTAATGTACAAAATAGAATTAAACCATTTAATTTACAACCAAAACAAAATGTTAGATTGATTGGTATATATAATTCATATGAAGCTGCTAATTTAGCTAGATTTGGAACCAATAGAATATTACTTGGACCTACTTCTATAAATTAAAATAATAAAATTAATATATATTTATATATTCCATTTTTTAGTTATTATTTCACATTGTTTATTAAATTCTGCTCTTTCATTCCATTGACAAATAAAATTTAAATCAATACACTGTTTTCTTTCTTTAACTGAATTACAAAATTCAGATGTTTTAGGATCATCTAATACCTGTTTGATTTTATACTTTTTATATAAATTTATTAAATAATAATATTTATTTGATATATATCGTATATAAGTCCAATATATTTTTCCTATATTTGTATTTAGTTCTCCTTCAGTATTTTTTAATGAAAAACTTAAAATATTATATACATCAGTATTCATAAATCTAATTTGTTTTCTATTAGGATTAATATCAATTTCGTATATTTTTTTTTCTTTATCCTTCTGTAAATACTCAAATGCGTCTCTATCAACATCTTTAAAAGATAATAAAAATTTATCACTTGCATTATGTAAGTTATCTAGTAATATTTTTAATTCTGTTTTTTCATAAGTGGTAATTTTTATTTGAAATTCTTCTATTTTTTCTAAAAAATTTTTTATTGTTTCTCTTATAATGTCTGCTAACCATTCAGTATTATTTCCAAAAAAATATATTAACTCCATATTAGGTTTGTTTGCCAAATAATTTTGTTTAAAAAATAAAAAATCATTATTTATAACATAATTAATTAGTGGTATAAAAGCCCATGAATTTAGAGATTCTGCATTGTAATCAGATGGATTGTAAATATTTAATTTATTAAATAGATTTATATTATAATCACCTCCTTTTAGATTTTTTAATTCAAAATATTTATTTTTATATTTAATATATTTATCTCTATAATCTACACTCATATTATATATGTCTATAAAATATTGATATTATTATGTATTATATTATTATTAATATCCTAATGACAAATCTTTCTAAAATAAATTTTAATGAGTTAATTGTAGATAATATCTATAATTTACATATTACATATGAATTATCATCGGGTGGTTTTGGTCCAATAGATGATATACGAAATATTTGGCGCGGTGATGTAAAAATTACTAATATTATTCATAATCCTAATGAAAAATATTGGACTAAAAAATATACAATTGAATTTTCAGTTATAAATGGTATTAGTGATCCAATATGGTTTCAAAATTACAAACATCCATGCGATAAAAATTACGATGAATTTACCTATAATTTTTATAAATAAATTAGACTTCAAGTTCTAAATCATTAGTTGAATCTTTATCAACTTTATCACGATTGTTGTAAATAATTAGTTTAATATCCTTTTTCTTGAGTTCCTTGTATGCTGGATCATTGTCTATTTTTTCTTTTACTATTTCTAATATTTCTTTTGTTTTTTCATCTAGATCATTTTCAAGTTCATCATAAAATGAACCCAAGTCACACATACGTTCATCTATTATATCATCTAATAAATCATTTTTATTAACTGTTATAAATTTTTTCTTCTTATTATCGAATTTGTAAGCTAATGTATTTTGAGTATTAGTAATTAGAATATTTTTAAATTGTGGGTATTTATCATTAAAATGAGTATATTCTACTAAGTGTGGTAAACTACAGTAACGATATTTCAATATAGACATTTTTTCTTTTCTACTAAATACATTTGTAAGATTCTCATGTCCTAAAGCGATTATATTATATGTATTATTAACAGTACCATTATTAACTGTGTTATTATCACCATTTAAATTTAATTGTTTATTAATTTTTTGTAAAGTTTTCGGATGTACCTTACAGTTTTTATTAATTAATTCCATTATTGTTTTCTTCATTTCTTCGTTTTGTTCTTTTTGCTCTTTTAACTGCTCAATTAATAAATTAATCATTTCATTTTGATCTTGTGAAATATCTTTTTTACAAGTTTTTTCATGTCTTTTTAAATTATCTTTTCTTGAGAATTCTTTTTTACATCTAATACAACTCATTTTATTTTTAGCCTCATTATGAGGTACTTTTGAGGTACACTTTTTTAAGAAATCCTCATTATGAGTTACATTTGAGTAAATATGATTATCATCATTATTATGGTATCTATTGTTGTGATTCCATAAGCTTTGTCTAGTTTTATAATATTTATTACATATATTACATCTATATGTACACTGACTACTAGAACTCATTATATAACTAAACATTTTATTCTTTAATTATTTTTATAAAAAGTGTACAATACACTTTAGTGTACGTAGTCATTGAACACCGAGAGAGAGAGAGGTGCGTCTCAAACTTGTTTGAGCCACAAGGCAAAGCCGGAGTTAAAAAAACTTTCATTTTATAAAAAATTTCCCAAAATATAAATAAAATATTTCAAAAAAATTTGATTTTTATATATATTTATCATAATTCTGGGTATTTAATGGAAATTGCACGTGATTCAATACGAGTTGAAACCAAAATTAATATACCTCCGTCGAATGTCGAAATCATCGGCATGGGTATGGATGGATATGTTACTTTTAAATACAATCAAAATGAAGCAATAAATTATATTAATTATTCTCCAAATAGAAGAATGTATGGTTATTTATTATTTGAAGTCATTAATAAGTCGGCTCTTTGGAATATGAATATTCAAGTTAATCCAACAACTGGATGGAATAGTTCATGCTTTTATTTTGACATCAGGTTTGTGATAAATGTTGAACCAAATCTTATTACCGAATATATTAATTCATCGATGGCTTTGAATTATTTAATTTCAGAGTTATATTCACAATCTCCTCATTTTAATAATACTGACTTTACAAACAAAAGTTTAGTTCCTTATTTTGATCCAATTAAACCACCAAAAGATTTTAAGTTGAATTTATATGATTATCAACAAAGAACATTAGCGAAGATGCTTTTAATGGAAAAGAATCAAACAGATTTTAGTGTGAATTATACTTTTAATATTAAATTTAAAGGAGTTGATGTTTTATTTGACCCAGTATCAAATTCAAAAGTTAATTCAGATATGAAATTTAAGATTAAAACAACTGGTGGTGTATTATCAGATGAAATGGGATTAGGTAAAACAATTAGTTCAATTGCACTAATAGCTTCAAATCCAGCACCAGCTAATATTCCAAACACAAAGTTATCAACAATATCTAACACTGAAAAGATTAATTCTAAAGCTACAATAATTTTATGCCCAAGTCATTTAACTAAGCAATGGGAAAGTGAGATTAAAAGATGTAATCCAAAATTTAATGTTATTACTATTTTAACTAAGAATGATTATAACAATCTAAAATTTGAAAAGTTTATGAATGCAGATATCATAATCACATCTCATCAATTCATTATGAACTTTAAATTTTATCCAACTCTACATTATCAAAATTGTACAGCATCTAGTTTTAATTTTGAACATAGAAATTCAGTAGTTAAACAATTCTTACAAGATAAGCTAGGTAAAATGGAATTCCAAGAAATTAAGAATTTAGATAATCCAATTTTTGAATTTTTTAATTTTCATAGATTAATTCTAGATGAAGGGCATGAAATTTTTGGTGAAATGTTAGGAACCCAAGCTTTGGGTCGTTACATGAGTCAGTGGGTATCTAATATTGATGCTAATTATTATTGGTATGTATCTGGTACACCATTTGTAAATTATACTGGTGTTAAAAATTGTGCCAAATTTATTAATCTAAAACTAGAAGATGCAGAACGTGGTTTAAGCTTTGATTATTCAAATAATAATAATTATAATTCAAGATCAAATAGTGGTATCATGAATTTTATGAATAAGGAATATATTTGGAATAATATTCTAGATAAAATTTGTATTAGACATCGTAAAGTAGATGTAGAAAACCAAATTCAAATTCCTGGTTATCAAGAACGCCTGGTATGGTTAAAATTTACTGATATCGAAAGACAATTATACGAAGCAAAGAAAGGTAGAGTCAGTGAATGGTATTTACAACAATTATGTTGTCATCCACTAATTATTGAATCTAGTAAGAAAATTTTTGGTGATGTTGAAGTAGATTTATCTGTTATGCAAGATAAATTAATTGAATATCATAAATCTAACTATGAAACCTATAAATTTAAATTATCTAAATTAGATTCAACTAAAACAGAATACCATATGCTTAAAAAATCATATGAAACTCAAATGTCTGAATCTAAATATTTATTCACAATTTTAGAGAAGATGAAACAACCAGAAGTTATCGAAGAAGAAAATTGTTCTATTTGTTTGGATCAATTAGTAAATCCAACTTTAACAGCTTGTGGGCATTTATTTTGTTATGATTGTTTAAAGATGTGTTTAGGAGACAAAAAGAGATGTCCAATGTGTAAAGCCGATTTAACAGGTAAAGACCTACTTGTAATGAATTTGAAGAAAGAAGAAAATAAAGAAGAAACCAATCCATTAATTAAAAAATATGGATCTAAATTAGGAAAAATTATTTCAATTATTAGACATTTAGTATCACAAGAAGAATCAAGAATAATTATTTTTTCACAATGGGATGACATGTTATCTCTCATTGGTAAAACTCTAGCTGAAAATGGTATTGAAAACTGTTTTGTAAAAGGAAATGTATGGTCTCGTAATTCAGCCATTAATAAGTTTAAAGCTGGAAAAACTAATGATGGTAATGATAATAAAGTTATTATGTTAAGCTTAAAGAATGCTGCATCTGGTACAAATTTAACAGAAGCTACCCATATCTTTTTTGTGGAACCAATTAATGCTTCCAAAGAAGAAACAAGAGCTATCGAAGGTCAAGCAATTGCTCGCGCCTGTCGTGTAGGTCAAAAACAAAAAATTATGATGATGAGAGTTCTTATTGAGAAAACTATTGAAGAAGATATTTATCGTAAAAATTATAACCCAGATGTTGCAGTCTCATTTGAAGAACAAAATTATATGATTGAACCAACTAAACCTAAAATAGTAGTTCCAGAAAAAGATGGTCAATTAGAAACAGAATCTGAAACATCTGTGGATGTATTAAATGAAGTTCAAACTGAAACTACAAGTGTTAAACCAAAACCTAAAAAATCAACTAAGAAATCACCTGTTGATATTGAAGTTTAATTATTATTTTAGAGCCACAAGGCAAAGCCGGACTATTTTAAATAATATGATTTATTAAGTAAATAAAAATCGTTTAGTGTCTTCATCAAAAGTCACATAAAAATTATTATGTATTAAATTAAAGTTTTTTTTTTATTTTATCAAAGATAAGTAAATTGTGTTTAAAATAAATAAATCTCATATCATAATCAATATTTTCTCGTATCCACAATGTTTTTTTTTTATTTAATTTGAAACCCTTTTTTTCAACCAAAGATATAACTTTTTCCACAGGAAGTTCATTTACATGTCCATCTCCACCTTGACCTTCTACCGCCCATGACATCACAATACCATGTCTCGCATTATTACAAATATTATTAATAAATACGTTCATATATTCAACAGGTATATGTTCACCTACTTCAAATGATTGAACAAAATCTGCTATATGAATGAATGGTTCAGATAAATTATACTTAAAAAACGTCGGTTGTTCTAGTGACGTATTCATATCTACACCATATGCTTTTACACCATTTAAATTTAAATAATTTACATAATCGCCATTACCGCATCCTAAATCAATAACAGAACTAGCATTTTTTTCTTTATAATATTCCACTAAACTATTAGCAAGAGACTCGCATGTTTGATGTGTATTTCTTTGTTCATTTGTCCAAAAACCAGAAGTATTTTCAGTATTTGTTTGATAAGCATATTTAATATGTTTATTTAAAAAACAATGAACTTTAAAAATTAAATCCATATATATATGAAAGAAAGAATATTTATTTATATTATTTTTTGAGTAATAAAAATTGAATTTATTATGACTGTATCAATAGTAGTAGTATTATATCTGGGTCCAACATATTTGAAACAAAAAATTATGATGATGAGAGTTCTTATTGAGAAAACTATTGAAGAAGATATTTATCGTAAAAATTATAATCCAGATGTTGTTGTATCATTTGAAGAACAAAATTATATTGTTGAACCTACTAAACCTAAAATAGTAGTACCAGAAAAAGATGGTCAATTAGAAACAGAATCAGAAACATCTGTGGATGTATTAAATGAAGTACAAACAGAAACTACAAGTGTTAAACCAAAACCTAAAAAATCAACAAAGAAATCACCAGCTGATATTGAAGTTTAATTATTATTTTATTTTCAAATTTATATTTCATAAATAAATAAATATAATAAAATAAAGTTCATCAATTTAGCTTAAATTGTAAAATATTTTAAAGTACACACACATTTTTTGTAATAAAGTGATGTAAAATGAATAAGGTATAATATTATTATTTAATATTGTAATAAAAAAGTGTAAATTTGTAGTTAAAAAGTGTAAATTTGTAATATATAATTAGATTTAAAATGTAGAATTGTAATAAAATATATATAGTTTTTTTATAATGAAATATTTTTGTAAAATATGTTCAAAAGAATATAAATCTAGTCAATCTTTATGGAATCATAATAATAAATTTCATAATAATGAAATTAAAGAAGAAATTACATATAAATGTAAAAGTTGTAATTTAAGTTTTGATAATAGACAAAAAAAATATTATCATCAAAAGAAATGTACAAAGAATTTAGAAAACGATGATTTAAAAAAAGATAAAAAATATGAACAAGAAAAAACAAATATAACAAATATATCAAATAATATATCTAATAGTCAAATAAATAGTAATAATACAATTATTATTAATAATTATAAAAATGATAATTTAGAATATATAAGTGATAAGTTTAAAAATATAATATTTAATCAGCTTATTGATGAAGAAGATCATCATTTACCAATATCTAAACTAATTGAAAATATTAAATTTAATCCAAATCATAAAGAAAATAATAATATTAAAATTACAAGTGATCGTTCAAAAATAGGATTTTATTATGACAAAAACAAATGGATGGCAATTAATAAAGATGAATTATTAGAAGAACTATGTGAATATGGATTTAAAATTTTCAAAAACTTTTTTAATGAAAAAAAATCAGATTTAGATTATGAAATTATTAATCAATTTAAAAATTTTCAAGTTAGATTGAAATCAGAATTTAGAAAAAAAATCAAAAAAAAAATAGAAAATATAGCTTATATATTTACTAAAAATAATCTAAATGATTTAGATGTCTAAATAATATATAAAAATTGAAATCCATAGTTAATACATTAATATCTCTTATATAATGACAAGTCTACTAATTAAGAGATTAAAGAATGAATTGAGTGATCTGGATAAATGTCCAGTTTGTAATTGCTCTGCTGGTCCTATTAATGATGATTTAACTCATTGGACAGCAACTATTTTTGGTCCAGAAGATACCCCATATTTTGGTGGTGTGTTTGAACTCGATATTAAATTTACAGATGAATACCCATTTAAACCACCAAAAGTTTATTTCAAGACGCCTATATATCATTGTAACATCAATAGACAAGGAGGTATTTGTTTGGATATTTTAAAAGATAATTGGAGTCCAGCATTAAATACAAGTAAATTGCTTTTATCAATTTGTTCTCTATTAGCAGAACCAAATCCAAATGATCCACTAGTTCCAGAAATTGCTGAATTATTGAGAACTAATAAAGAAGTTCATAATGCAAATGCTCATGAATATACTTTGAAATATGCAAGTTAATTTATTGTAGGTATTAACATATAAATTTTATCATTTTCTGTTATTTTATGTATTGTACCACCTTTAAGTTTTTTATTCTTTTTATCAATCATATCATTTATTTCTTTTAATTTTACATCACAATCTTTAATTACATTTTTTATAATATCTATGTCTACTTCATATATTTCTTTATATTTTCTATATTGTCTGCAAATGCTATGATTTCTAAAAGAAATCATAAGCATTGCGATTGATTTTAATTAAGAAAACTGTTGGGTTTTCTTAAATAAAATTGCGCTTTCTTCATCATTGCTTTAATACAACTTTCAAGTTGTTCAATATTATCAGCTTCATAAGTCATTATTATTTCTAAATCATTTGCTAAAGGTGAATTATGAGAATTAAAACGTTTTTTAGAACTAATAGTTCTACCAATTTTATATAAAGTTGCATTTTCTGTATTTAGTGCTCGAAATATATATATTAATCCTTTAGTAGAATTTATTTTAGGTTTTTGGTTATTTTCTAATTGCTCTATTTTCTTATTTAGACTTTCAATAATATGATTTTTAAATTTATAAAACGCTAATTCAATATCAATAAAATACTGCCTAACATCATTACCGTTACTTAAAAGTTGATATTTCTTTATAAAAATCATCTAATCAACTTTTTTTATAGGACAAGAACGGGTTAGAATCCTATTTTTATAAATATTAATTGAAGCATTTATGTCTCTATCCATTACTAGATTACAATTTTCACAAACAAATAATTTTGATTTTCCTAAATTATCATTAGTTTGTAAACAATTATGACAGTTTTTAGATGTTAAGTATGGAGAAACTTCTATTATTTTACTTCCATATTTTAATGCCATCATTTTTAGTTTAATTTTTGCTTGTACCCTAACCTACAAGCAAAAATCTATATATTTTTTATTGTTCATATATATGAAAGATTTTCAAAACTTTAATTACTAAAATATATTAAAATTGGAGTCCACATTGAATACAAGTAAATTGCTTTTATCAATTTGTTCTCTATCAGCAGAACCAAATCTATTAATTATAGAAATTGCTGAATTATTGAGAACTAATAAAGAAGTTCATAATGCAAATGCTCGCGAATATACTTTGAAATATACAAGTTAATTTAATAAAAATTAATATAAAATATTATCATTAATTTTTAATAGTATTTATATATATTTTAGAACTAGAAAAAAATAGAAGAAAATTATAAGAATTATTTTATTTATGCTTATAAAGATTAAAATAATTCTGTATTTTAAATTTGTACTTCTCTAAATTTTATAAACCATTATCCCTTTTGTATACTTCATCATCTATTTTTTTAAACCTTTTATACCAAGGATGTAGTGGTGTCATATACACGACATTAAAATAATATTTCAAAGTTTCTTTAATTTCTTCTATAGTATTTTTTTTTAATAAATCATTTAATTTATGCTCAGAAAGTATTAAATTTTTTACTCGAATTGGTACAAATGTATTAGCAGAACGTAATAGATCACCAATTGGATCTCCATAATAAGGGTAGTTTTCACCTCTCACCTGTTCTACAAAATCTGTAAGATTAATATCTGCAGCTACTAAATCTCTTGTTGGTAATAAATGTCCATAAATAGACATACTAATTTTTGATTTTACAAAGTCTTCTGGCGTAAATATAAATTTTAATGTTTGTATTAAATCACCAAACTGCCTAGTTTCCTCCATAGCTTCGTATATTAAATCTAAAGGAGTTTTCTCAATTTTTAAAAAATAAAGTTTTAAAGGAAGATTAATTTCTATAGCTAATATACCTTTTATATATTTTATTCTATCAGAATCTGTAATAAATTCCTCTGTAGGTAAAGAACTTTTTAGGTTTAATATTGCAACCACGGAGAGACTTAAAACAAAGAATTGAGAAATACTTTTTAGTTCATAACCCGATAAATATAGTTCTATATCCATAAATCCACCTTCTTTCATTGCCAATACAGTATAACCAGCATCTTTCAATTCTACTGAATAAAAATCATTCTTTAATTCACTAACAGAATATCCAGCATCCTTAAATTCTTTAGCTGTATATCTACCTATTTCTTTTAATTTTTCTACAGTAAAATTATTTTGCTTAAAGAAATCAAGATTTTTCCCATTTTTTATAAAATAAACTATACTTTTTGGTGTTTTTTTTATATCAAAACCAAGCTGAAGTAATTCTTCAAAAGATAAATTATAAGTAGTAAATAATTCTTCAACAGTTAAATAATTATCTAATATATCTTGATTAATTGGCTCTTTATCAATAATTTTCTGTTTTATCATGTTTCTAAAACTTTCAAAATATTTAAATGTTGTTAGTAATCTTTCATGTTTAAAAATATCATTAATATTAAAATATTTTAATATATCCATAGTTATAGCTTCATATCTATATTTAAATATAAGATTATCTAAAGTATAATTCATACTGATTTCTTCTTTAGAATAATTACCTAATTCTAAAAGTTTTAATTCTAAATCAGCATAACCAGCCTCTAATAATTCTTTTAATGTATAGCATGCTGATATATCTTTTAGTAAATATGTATTATCTCTTATTAATTTGCTTAAAGAATCAATAGTAATTCCATTTTTTTTTAGATCACATATATTATATCCTATATTTAATATATCTATTATTTCAGTTTTATCACTTAATAATTTTTCCAAGGTAAAAAAAGATTTTAAAATTTCTAATGTGTACCATGATGTTTCCTTTATAAATTTTATTAAATCACTAGATTTACATCCACCTTCTACTAATTCTTGCAAAGAATAACCTGACCCAAATAATGTATCAATAGGAACATGTTGCTTAATTAAAATTAAATCTATTTTTTTTTTTCTTTTTTCATTTATACTTTTAAGTTTAAATCTACTTGCAAAGTTAAAATTTCCATGCTCGTCTTTTATTTCATTTAGTACTTGTTCTGTAGTATATTCTTTATCAGAAAATTGTGCTATTTGTTCTCGAGAAAAACCAACTTTTAAAATATCTGTTATTGAAAATTTATTACTGCCTATAATTTCTTGTAAAGTAAAACCAGCTTTTACGATACTTTCTAAAGGAATATTTGCATAATAAAAATCATTTATTGTATATCCACTATCTTTTATTTTTTGTAATACTTCTGGAGTATTTTTATCAGAAACTCTTCCATATCCTGAATGATCTTTTAAAACTTTTAAAGTAACACCAGCTTCTTTCATGTCTCTAAATGTAAATCCACCTTCTTCAATTAGTTTAAAAGGTAAATATCCTGCTTCTAATAATTCATTTAGAGGGAAATCTTTACCTTTAAAAAATTTAGGAATGAAATTTCTAGATTTTAAATCTTTTATAGTAATTTGATGTTTAGTTATGTCACTACTATTTATTTTTTGTAATGTTTTATAATCAAATTTATATAATTTTTCTTTAATATATTTTTCAATTTGATTATACACACATTCTGTATTTCTTAGAAAATCAGCAACTTCCATCCCTTCAGTATTTATATCTTTACACATTTGTGTTCCTAAAGCTCCACCAAATAATTCTTTATATTTTAAATATTTATTTTTATATTTTAAATATTTATAATGATAAAAATTATTATTCATTAAAATATACTATAAATTAATATTTCAAATTAATTATATAAGAATGTCATTATTCAACAGACTGTTATACATCAAACATGCAAATGGTAAATAACATATTTTTCTCTTTAAATAAAAAAAATAAAAATTTATTTATTTAAAAAAAACATATAGTATTATAATGGATTTCTCAAGTGAAGCTCCCGAACAAAAAAACTTTTTGAAAA